TGTAAGGAACCAACTCCGCGGGAGTCCCATCGACCTCAACCGTGTCCTTCGTGTGCGGGTGTCGAAGTGTTACCTTTTCGACCGCCATCAGTTATCCCCAATCTCGGGGATCAGAAACTCCCCGCGAAAAATATCGATTTGTTCTTGGTCAAGCAGGTGGACGATGTTCGGCGTGTCCATGATGTCCAGCTCTGGCAGGATGCTCATGTACCGGAGATTCACGCTCGATCCCTCCGGCGGACGGTTGCAGATTGTCCACCACAGCGTTTCGTAGCCCACCGGATCGGTAGCCCCCGCCGCATTGCCCATCCGCAGGTACACTGCGATGCGATGCTTCCAGATCGCGTACCCGTTAAAGTTCCCGCCCTGCGTTCCCTCCCAGGCCACCAGGATCGACGGAGCCGGCATCTTGTAGATCGCCTCCGCCAGCCGATGATCCGCGCCAAGAAGATAGTGGAACGCTTTGATGCGGACGGTCGGATTCCCGCCCCCATCCGTCACCGTCATGGCCGTAGCCAGTTCCGGTATGTTGGCCAGAGCCGCTGTAACAGCGTCCGTGACCATCGAAGGATTGAGCATTACATGATCCTCAGCTTCAACACCGCCGCGCCGTTCGTATCCACCACAGGTTCTGTGATCGCATACGAGAATCCGCTAATCACCACCACGTCCCCCATGCGCGGAGCCGGCGAAACGTCCGAGTAGTTCACAAAGAACCGCAGGACGCTCGCTCCGGCAGTCGGCGCCACATCTTCACCCATCGCCGGATTCATAATCACCCCGGAGATCGACACCGCCGGCAATCCGCCCTGTGGCTGCAAAGTAGCCGGAAAACCGAAAGTGTCAATCGCCGCGACGTTCGCAGCTTCCGTAAGATCAGCCCACAGTGACGACATCGTTTCCTCCACCAAAAGAAAAGGGCGACCCGTGAAGGTCGCCCCGTCCCAACTGACTTTTTAGATCGAAACTAGATGGTCACTTTTTGAACCACGAGAGGTTTCAGGCAGATCGGCAGAGGATTGCTCTGGCACTCGACCTCGATACCCTTGTCGTAGTCCATGATCCGCTGTTTGGCGTAGAACGGCAGGCCTTCGGTGTTGACGGTCTCCAGGTAATCCGCCGGAGCGTAGAAGGTCTTGAAGACCTGCGTACCGGTCGGAAACACATAAGCGGAGTTGGCGTCGATCAACGGCTGAGAAGCACCGGTCGAATCGGTAACGGACCCGGTGTAGTTGATCCAGGTAACGCCGCCGAACACGAATCCACGCACGCCATTCACCAGACCGGATGCGTTCGGTTGAGCCGTCGCACCGCTGTAGTCTTCCGCCAGGTTCTGCCCGGTCGGATTCTGGAAGTACGTGAACGCGACCTTCACATTCGGGTGAGACACGAACGCATCATAGAAGCCGTCCGAAGCCATACCCACGAAACCGGACATCAGCTCACCGCGGAGGTTGGTGAGGATCGTCCGCTTGGTAGCAGTGATCTTGCCCATCACGTCCGTGGTGGATGTACCTAGAGCGTAAGACGCGCTACCCTGCGAGATGCCGAAGTCGGCGTAGATGTCCAGGATCAGGTTCCCGGCTCCATCCTTCACCTGTCCGGACTTCAACACGCCGAGACGCATCCATTCCAGCGTCTGATCCAGCTTCATGCGCATCTCGCGCATTTTCTTGCCGAGCATCCACTGAGCGTCCTGCACCATGTCCGAACCGGGACGGCGCCGAGACATCAGGTCCGCGGCAAGGATCGCATCGTTCACCGGGAAGTGCGGCAGGTTGTAGCCGCGAGTGCGTCCGGTAGCCGTCTTGTTAGCCACACCGGGACCGCCCCATTGCGACTGCGGAAGCAGTTGGTTGGTAACCGGATCGAAGTCCACCGCGACCACTTTGTTATTAATGCCCTCGTCTACGAAGAGACCGAGTGCGCCCAACCGGCCGTACTGCGGAGTGATATCGTTGACCGCGTTAGTCAGCGACACGACGCCGAATGCGTCTTGATTGAAGATATTGAGAATGTTAACGCTCACGTTGATTGTTGTCCTTTCGACCTATACGCCGTATGCAGTGCGCGTCACGATCCCGATTGCCTGAAGCTGTGCGATGGCCGCGGTGATCTGAGTCCCGGTCATACCGGAAGTCCAGACAAGGCCAGTGCTCTTCAGGATTGCCGGACCGCGAACCACGGCAACCGCCGTAGCGTCCGCACTGAGAGCCGTAGTGAACGCGCCAGCTATCAGCACGCCAGCCGCAACCTGCGATCCGTCCGAAGCCGCCGGAGCCAACTGAGTGAACTTGCCGCTGGCAGTCACGATGCCGAGCACCTGTCCGACAGCCGAAGCCGCCGTACCCGATGCAACCGTGATCGCGGAGCGGTCATAGTCCACCTGCTTGCCGCCTTCATAGAAGACGACATCCGAAATGCGTGCGTTTTCGTTAATCAGCACTTACCGTGCCTCCTTTTTCCCGATACCGAGAGCCTTCAGAACATCGCCCCACGGCTTCGCCTTGCCTTGCGTCTCGTCCGGAACCTTAGCGTCGGCGCCAGGCATCACCGAGGTACTCAGCTCGGTACCCTTTTGCGAATCGACCTTTGCCGCGAGCAGTTCTTTACGAACCTGATCGGCGGACTTCTTTTCGCCGATGAAGCCGGCCGCCTTGCCAGGCATTCCGGCGATAGCGCACAGGTCCGCGATGACACCGGCTTCCGCCAGTCCCGCTTCGCGAGCCGCCGCCACTAACGCTTCGATCTCAGCCGCCGTCGGTACTTTTGCTTCCGGCGGAGCCACGTTAACTTCTGCCATTCTTTCCACCTCGTGTGAATTTGCGTAGAGCGATTTACTTCCGCTCTTGAATGCGGACGCGAGTAGCCCCGCCGCATCGTCCATCGAGCCAACCGCATCCGCGAGACCGGAACTTACTCCGTCTTGTCCCATGAACACAGCCGCTTGCGTTTTCCGTACCATCGCCGCATCCATCCCGCGATTGCGCGCCACGGCAGAAACGAACATCTCGTAAACTTGATCGATGCGCGCCTGCATCTCAGTGCGCGCCTCCGGACTCAGCGGATTGTGCGGATTGCCGTCGTTCTTTCGATCCCCGGCGTACACCGACGTGTACTTCAGACCCGCCTTCTCGTCCGCTCCGGACACATCCAAGTGCATCGCGATCACGCCAATCGATCCGGTAATTCCAGTGCGTGAAACAATCACCTGATCGGCTGCGCTAGCCAGTGCGTAACCGGCGGAAGCAGCGCACTCGACAACCGAGATAATCGGCTTCTTTCCGCGCGCCTTGAAGATCAAGTCGCCGGTCTCGAACATACCCTTCACCTCCCCGCCTGGAGTGTCGAAGAGCAACGCAACCCCGTTAACCATCGGGTTGTCGATGGCAGCACTGAAGTCCGCCGCGATGTCCGCGTAGCTTGTCAGGCCGCTCATAGCATCCATCCCGCTTGCCTTCGATACAAGCGTTCCAGAGATGTCGATCAGCGCGATACCGTTACATACTTGGTAGTCCGACCGTCCGGCCGTAACGTCCGGATCGTCCATCGGCATCCCTTGTAGCCGCGGTCCCACCGCGGCTACAATCACATCCAGCTTCTCCCGCGAGATCGCCAACGGCTCACCGAAGATTCGAGCCGCCACGCGCGGTAATGTAATCATTTTTTCTTTTTGCCTCCCGATCCCGTTGCATCTGGCGGAGCCGGTTCCGTCTTCGCCAGTTCCTCGTTATCGCCAGGCGGAACCACTTCCGTCACTCGCGACATTCCGTACACCGGAACGATTCCGTCCTTCGCTTCGCGGTCATGATCGCGCTTGATCTGCGCGTCCACGTCTTCCACGTCGCGACCGCGAGAAGCCACCACAGCTTCGCGGCTCGTAAAGCATGACTCGATTTCCATCCGGAGAGCTTTGATGTCCGCCTGCGGATCGACCCACTCCCACGGCTGAGCCAGCCATTCGACGTTCAGGTATTCTTCAGGCCGCTTTCGGTAGTCCGCCGCGTCGATCACTCCCGCCAGCGCCGCCGCATCCAGCCACGCGCTCCACACCGGACGGCAGAACTGGTGCTCGATCACCGCTCCCTGGAACTGCTGCCAGATCCTTCGCAGTGCAATCAGCCGGACGCGCGCCGAACTGAAGTTGACCTCGTGCATGTCGCCGGTCAACATCTCGTAAGTGTTCCGAAGGATCGTGGCGATGGTCTGCCGTTGCACCTTCATGAATTCGCCGTATGTGTTCGCCACACCCGGATGCGCGTAGAAGCCGAATTTCTCTCCGGCATTCGCATCCAGCATCGTCATCTGTCCAGGCATCGACTCCACGTAAGCCGCGCCCGCCGGAGCCGTGTCCGTGCCTGCCGTCGCCACCGTGTTCAGTTGCGGATCGTCAGGTGTCAGGCTCTCGCGCCACGCGAACATGTACGCCCCGAGCTTCTGTCGGAACCGTTCGGCATCGTCGTAATCGTCAAGGTCGGAGAGTTGGAGCAGAATCGGTGCCATCGACGTGATGCCGCGGATCTGATTCCCGCGAATGAACTCCATCACATGAAGCACGCTATCCGCCGGCACACGAACCACATCGAACGTGTTCGGCCACAGAGTCGAATCGCCAGGATGCTCCCGGTAGAAGTGATACGCCACTCGCTCGTGAATAGGATTGAATTCGATACTCGCGCGAACGATATTATTCGGCGACGCCATGTCAGCGCTGGAACGCCAGAACGCCAACTGCTCCGGCTCGATCAGGTCCAACTGAAGAGGCACGCGCAATCCGGTAGGCGACAGGTCATCCGCACGCCTCGGACGTAGCCGACAGAATGCTTCACCAGCCTCCACCACGTTGCGACATACGAGCTGCTGCTGCATCCAGAAGTTCTGCAAGCTATCCGGCTTGCCGCCTGGACCGATCCTTCGAGTCGCGCTCGACTGCGCCGTCCACAGCGCGAATTCCTTCTCTAAGTTCCGCCGGATCTTCGGATCGGAATGCTTGGAGTGTGGACGCATCCCCGTCCCAACCACTTCAGCGATGAACGAAGTCACACCGTTAGCCGCCAGCGGATTATCCATCACCGCCTTGCGCGCCCGCGCCGTCAACGTCGGACCGTCCGACAGCGACGGCCGTTCGTCGCCGCGTTATACCCGGATGTTGACCACGCCACCGGCCGCCCGATGAACGCGCTCGCAAGATTTCGTAGGTAGCCCATCAGAATCCGATCCCCTTACCGCCGAACAAAAAGAACGTCCGCGTCTTCGGCGGAG